GACTTGCAAGTAAGGGAGAATTTTCAGTAGAGAACTTAGCGTTTAAGTCTTTACGTAATGATGAGACCATAGCTAAATTAAATGACTTGATTATTAAGTCATATGATCTTATGTTCTCTAAAGATGATTTGTCAGAGAACGATGACAGGAGAGGATTGGAAGATTGGGAAGCGGCAATGTTAAGTGCTTTAGGTACACCAAATGGTAAAGATCAACAACATCAAAAATATGGAGAGAAGCCGCCGATAGGAATTGGTACTACTAGATAGGAATATGAAAACATATAAACAATTTTTTATGGAAAGAGTATATGATGTATTTGCCGTCGCGTCTGATATGAGAGACGAAGAGGAGCCTAGAGCAATTGGCCAAGCGGATGATACTGCTTTAGATAAAATCATACGACGGACTCATAAATACGATACAAAAGCGGAAGAAAAATTAGAAACGTTTTTGACTAGCATTGGTTTTGACAAACCAGATGCCTATCGTTACGCTTTTGAACGCGTTTTAGATGCCCATGGTGTTGACTTCATACAGTTTGAGAAATTTTACTCTAGAAGTAAAAATTTATATAAGGACTTTCTCCAATTTACTGGCGCTGGTGAAACGGATTTTTATGAAGTTGTAAAGCCTCGTATCGTAGGTAAAATAGACTCACGATCCAAACAGCAAACTGGCTGGAACATTAAAGATCCATATGGTTTTTATAATGACCTTTGCAAAATAGCATTCCCGCAAAGTCGAACCGCAGTCGGAGAGTGTGAGTTCATGTTGGCAGTTTTGACTGAAGGGTTAAAAGGTAAAACTGGTGATATTGGATTAAGAGCTGGAGGATTAGACTATGAAATCGGTACTCAAAAGAAAATCATATCTAAAAGTATAAAAGATATTGCTAAAAAAACAGTACCTACCCCAGGTAATGTACCCCCACCAGGTAATATTTGGGATTCTAATTCTAATAAAAATTTATGGTGGACAGAACAAAACCTGAATGAGTGGATTTATTTTAAAGAAGCTAATATGGATGTTAAGTTTACTGGTTTACAGGAAAGAGTAGAAAAATTAGCTGCCAAAGAACTTCAACAACGTGCGACAGATGTTGAAGCTCGTAAGAGACTATTTTGCTCTTGTGTCTTACATAAGTATATTACATCTCATGGTGATCGTTGTATTGTAGTTTTTAATGGTGGTACAAGTGGTCAGTACGGTCCCGTCGGAAAAATAGATAGAGCTACACGTGGCGATCTAACAACACCAGAGTATCGAAAAGCGGAGCGCGCAGGTACAGAATTTAAACGTTGTCGCTGGTTAGAATTAGGAGAACCTCATAACGATGCTGAATGGGTCTTCAGACATTGTGTAGATGGTATTAAAGGTGGTGAACCATGGTTTACGTTTGCTATTGATAGTGGACTTAATGTACGGATTAGTTTTAGGCCGTCGTGATCTGATATGAACGTAATAGGATTATATGATACAATGGTGATGGGTTACAGAGTTAAAATACAACCCTATAAAATTAGTATCTTTGATGACGAGCATTCTATTGATGGGGATAGAATCCCAAATAAGATAGTAAAGTATATAATTGAAGAAGGTTTTTGTGACACTTGGTTAAAGAGTGCAATGGGTATAAAGGTAAACGTTTTCAGACAAAAAGAATGTTAGAGTTTAAAGATTATTTTCCATTATATGAAGCAGCTGGTCCAACTAAACATTTGACTCATCTTGAGGAACTTATTCTGACTGATGGTAAAGCTGGTGCGACAAGAGCAATACAATACTTACAAGCAATGACTGAGGTGTTGGATAGTGATACTGAGTCAGCTACTAATGTTACAATTAAGTTTGATGGAGCCCCAGCTATTATATTTGGAGTAGATCCTAATGGTCAATTTTTTGTAGGTAGTAAATCAATAGGAAATAAGACACCAAAATTAAATTACTCTATAGATGATATAAAAAGAAATCATGGCCATGCTCCTGGCTTAGTTGAAAAATTAATACAAGCATTTGTACATCTTAAAAATATTAACTTTACATCTGTGTACCATGGTGACTTTTTATTTGATGAGGAAATAAAAGAGTATACAACTATCGATGGAGAAGAGGTTGTAGCTTTTAAACCACAATTAATTTTATATTCCTTTCCTATGGATAGTGATGAAGGTAGAGTAATTGCTAGAGCAAAAATTGGAATAGTACTTCATATAGAATATGATATTTATTTTGACGAGCAAGGAGTACCTAGATTTACGACAAAGAGGTTCGGTGTAGATGTTTCGAACATAAAGACTAGTCCTGATGTTTATCTTAAAGATGCTTATTTTGATAGCAATGCTGGTCGTGTCACTTTAACGAACGATGAAACAAACACTGTTATTAATTCAATTAATAGCGCACAAAGTCATCTAGGCACTATAGACTTTGAAGCCATTCCCGGTCAGTTATTGGCTGAGTTAAATGTATATATTAATACTGAAATAAAGCAGGGTGAGTTTTTAGGTGACACTGCAGTGTCATTTCAGAAATTTGTAGAGTGGATTTCGCAGAGGTATGACAAAAAAATTGCTGGTCTTAAGAGCGATGCTGGTGTACAAAGAACTAATAAGATAAAAGAAATAGCATTAGCAAATATTGATAAAATATCTGACGATGTAATAAGTCTGTTTGAGTTTCAAAAAGTAATAAAACAAGCTAAAGATATTTTCATACAAAAGTATAATAATATGATGCAAGGTGTTGAGATGAAACATTATTTATTTGATGATAATGGAGATTTAGTTGTTACTAACCCAGAAGGATATGTTGCTATAGATGTTACTGGTAATGCTATTAAGTTTGTTGATCGTTTAGAGTTTAGTAGAGCTAATTTTGCTATTGATAAAAGTAGTAAGTTCAAGAAGAATTAGTGGTTTCTTAAAATAATCCTGTAAATAATCCTATAGGATGACTATCGTTTTTAATCTATTTGACTCAGAATATAGTGGACAATTTTTAAAGTCCTGGGTCAATCTAACTACATATTTAAATCAAACTGGTATTAGTTATTATGTATCACATCATTCTAGTTGTAATGCGTTTTATGCAAAGCAAATGTGTCTAGGTGGTAATGTATTAGCAGGTCCAACTCAAGTACCTTTTCAAAAAAAGATAAAATATGATACATTAGTCTTTCTAAGTAACAAGATATCATTTACACCTACGCTATTTGTTAAATTGTATAATAAGTTTAAAGATTATAAATTTTTATCTGGACGGCTTGATGGTAGATATAAAACATTATCACAAACTGATGATTATATTATTGCAGACTATTTAGACTTTGATCTTGTTTTCATCCAAAAAGGTGTATTTGAAAAAATAGAGTATCCGTGGTTTCGTCCTCATATTTGTACAACAGAGGTTGAACAACGGTTTATCGATATTGACATATGCAATCGTATAAAAGAACAAGACATAGATCTAACAATAGACAAGTCAATAGATCTTCGCGAAGGAGATTTTAGCTTCGTAAAGACAATATGAATAAGACAATAGTTATATGCTCTCCAGGTAATGTTTTCTCCGGTAAGTTTATTATCTCTCTAACTCATTTAATTAAACACTTAGGTAATAAAGGATTTAAGGTAAAGTTTTGCAATACATATTCTCGCAACATATATGAGGTTCGAAATAAATGTTTATTAGGTAAACCAGAAGATGGAAAAGATCAAAAGGTATTTGATGGTCTTGAGTATGATTATATTTTATGGTTAGATGATGATGTAATATTCTCACCATCCGATTTTGATAAGTTATATAAAGAAGATAAAGATGTAATGTCTGGATTGTATCTTATGTCAAATAATACACACTTTGCAGCAGTTGAGTTTTGGGATGAAGAATATTTTAAATCTAATGGTTCATTTGAATTTCTACATAAGACAGATATTAGAACCAGGTTATTACCATTTAAAGTAGAATATGTTGGTTTTGGTTTTCTTTTAATTAAAAGAGGAGTATTTGAGCAAATAAGTTATCCATGGTTTGAACCAACTTATCTACAGATTAAAGACTGTAAAGATTTTTCTATGGAGGATGTCACTCTCTGTCTTAAACTTAATAAATTAAATATTACTATCCACGTCCATCCTGAAGTTGTGGTGGGTCACTGCAAGCAAATAGAACTGAGGATATGAGTGCTGAGCCATCTGCAGAATTTTGGTACGAGAATTTAAATAAATATCATAATATTGAGGCACTTAATGCATTTCCACAAAATGTAACGGTTACTTCATTGGTAAAAATGACTAAGACGGATGTAGTTGTTTTAAAGGGGCATTTAAAAAACGGACAAAATTTAGTTATAACTTATCCTGCTCATAATAACATGGTAAAAAACTTTATAGGAGTAGGTATAGGGGATTGTGAGTATGAAGCTGATACTTCAGTACAGGTATATGAGTTAGATTACAACTTGCCTATGACTGATGAGTTTGTGCAGGATTTACTTATTAACAGTTATGCTTGGGAAATTTTAGAGTACGGGGATTTGTCTGTATATTAATAT